AAGTACTCGGGATAGCGATAAACGGTACCGTCGAGTAACGGCGACACCACGAACGTAACCGAGATTACGATCGCTTGGCCCATCTGCTCAGCGCGGTTGAATCGCGTCACCTCGACGAGCGTCTTCAAGCCCCACGAACCGACCTCAGTACGCGAACCGTTCAAGCAAAGAACATGCAACTGGCCGCGAGCGAAAAACGCCTGACGAATCTGCGCGACGCTCGGATCGCCTGCAACATCGAGCATATCGAACTCGATCGTCGCCTCTTTCAACGTCGCGACCTGAGTTCGCCAACCGGCATGCGCACGCGTCGTCACGTCTGCGGTCGCGTGCGAGAGGTTTAGTGTCAGGTTATTGACATTCGGCACCTCGACCCACGTCGGCGTAGTCCAGTTATTCGCGCTATCGACGTAGAGCTTCGCGAGGTGCCCCAGTCGTGTTCGACTCATGCGTTTGCCTCCTTATAGAACTGCGATAGTCTCGCTAAACCTTCGCGAAACGCGGGTTTCATATACTCGCGCTTCGGATACTTCGCGACACGCGCGCCGTACCGACGTACGCCGCTGTGCTCGTGAAGTGCTGGCACCGGCGAGTCAGGACGTAGTAGTGTCGGTCCGATAACGACGCTTTTCTTTCGCTCGTCGAGCGAAAAGAAGATGAGCTTTCGTAGCTGGCCTTTACGCACCGACGGCGGTTGCCCCGGTGGCGACGCCGTCTTACGTCGCCGCATACTTCGCTGCGCGACCAGTCGCACGAACGCTCCGAATCGCTTGAAAACGCGCAGCGTCTTGCGATCGAAGTAACGCGTAACCGCTGGCCGATCGAGAAAAAGCTGCTTGACTTTTACGATCGACTCCGATGCCATCACAACGACTCCAACACAGCGTAACGCGCAGTCACACTCGCGCGAACGAACGAACTTTCGTCGAATACTTCCTCGATCTCGTAAAGCGGATCGGAAAACGAGATCGAGTCGAATGCGTATGCGATGCCATCTCGCTCGAGCACTTCTTCGCTCGTGAGTCGCGACGCGATCGAGTGCACGTCGTTGACGACGATCTCGATCGACGACGCGTCCACGTACGGCCGAGCACGAACGACCTCTACGTCGAGAAGGAATCGAAATCGCGATCGCGAAAGTCGCTCGCGCTCGGAACGAACGAACGTAACAACGCACACGTCGGGCGTCTCGCGTGCGAGCACCCAGTAGTGTGCCCACGTCTTCGACGTTGCAACGGAAGCCGCCTGTGGCGGACCGTTGAGCACATTGACAACGGCGTCTAGTAAGCTCGCGATCATCGATCCATCAACACGAGGACGCGAGTCGCAGCCGAGGGAACGTCGTTACCAACGACTACGCCGACACGCTTATTACCGGTCGCTGTCGTGGTGAAACGACTGTTCGCCGCGTCCCAGTAAACGACTGTGCCTTGGCTCCAAGGGCTACCAGTCTCGCGCGGGCCTTCGATAACGGCGCCGACCGCGACACCGACCGCAACGTTGGCCTTCACCGGCTCGAGCGTGACCGCAGGCATATCGCCGAAAAAGACGAGCGTGCCTGCAGGTTGATCGGAACCGAACGTAGCGGGAATCACGAAATCGTGATGCTTGACTACGACATTCATCGTTTACCTCCGTTAGGATGCTAACCTCGTCCACACACGAACGAGGAAACCATAGGGATCACTCGAAGTCGTTGCGTGTGCGCCTCCGGTAGCGCGCACAACGATATACCGCTGCGATGTCGCGACGTTGACGATCTCGTCCGCAACTCGCGGCCAATACCCGGCGGGTAAGTCGCTCGCGCGTACAACGAAGCACTGCGTCGTCGTATCGGCTGCGACCTGTCCACCGAGTGACACCGACTGCGAATCGCGGCGCGCAATCACGGCGTCGATCTCGGTACCGTTCGGCAACCGAAGTCGAACGCCGCGACTGCGAAGCAGTGTCTTGAAGAAGTCATCGAGTATCGCGTTCATCGTCTCTCGCTGTCATCACGCTGTCGCACGCACTGCAGCTCGGTGGTCGAGTAACGCGACACCGAAGTGCCAGTAAGCGCGTACCGAGTAGCCGAGAAATTGTGGACTCGGCTGCACCTCTTCGATGATCGGTGTCTCCTGGCCACGCAAGAACGCGACTGCGAATGCTGGTGTCGTCGCCGGATCGGCTACGAGATACCACGTCGAGTTCGCACCGTTCGTCGGCAGATACTGCGTAACGACCGGCTCGAATTGCCCGGCGTAAGTATTCGCTTCCGGTAGCGTGCGATCGCTGTCGCCCGCGATCACGACGCGCACGCTCGTAAAGAGATTCTCGGCAGTCGCCTTCAAACCAACAGGCACTACGAGGAAGCTCGGCTTCACGAAGACCGGTTGGCCGAACTGATCCGTCTGCGCGAGCATCCTTTCGACGGCGCGATCGAGATTCGGAATCGTGAGCGGTGCACCCGTCACGACGTTCGCGTTTGCAGCGCTGAAGAAGCCACCGGGGTTCGCAACGACCGTGCCCCAAAAGAGATTCTCAAGCGCGATAATCGCACCTCGCGCAGCTTCCTGCGGAATCGCGAGGAACGCACCGAGATCGTCGTTGATAACGTCTTGATGCGTGATCGTGAACAGCCGTCCATATGTATCGACTTTCACTTGCCAGCCGGTATCACCGATGCGCTCCTGCGCAATCGAACCGCTCGACGGTACGCGTTCAAACTGCGCGAACGCATTCAACCTCGCGAGTGTGTGCGGCATAAAGTTGACCGTCTCTACGATGCGCGCGATTCGTAGGCATGTCGGCGACATCGTTTCGTAAGTCGAAACGAGGATTCGATACGCCGACTCGCGTAAGAGATTCGGAAACGATCGCACGCTGAACGCGGCGCGAATCACGTCGACCGGCGAAGAATACGGATCGACGCGATGGCCCTCCATTCGCAAGCACTCGCGTGCGAGTTGCAACAAACCGAGGTTGCGATACTTCGACGCGGCATCAACGATCCGCGGCGCGAACTTCTTCTCGACGCTCTTTGCGACCGAACCACCGGCGCGGAGCATGATCGCGGCAGTAAGGACCTCAGTCGTGTCCATGCCGGCATCGAATGCATGCACAACTCGACTGCTCGGTCGACTCGCGCGAATCGCAGCAAGTTGGCACTTCTTCGTGGACCAGTTTTCTTGAATCGCACGTTCCGCGAGGTGCGGGTACTTACCGAGGATTCGCTTCACGATTTCAACCCTCCGAGCAGCTTTCGCGGCCACGACTGACGTGCCGATGTCCGCCGGTACGTCGACGATCGAGATTTCACGGAGAACCGCGAGATCGACTACGTAGAGCGGACCCGTAAACGAACGACCGTTCACTTCGACTTCCGAGCCGTCAGGAATCTCGCGATACTCGACGACCTCGAGACCGATCGACGCTTTCCACGGAAAACCGTTCTCGATCGACGAGAGAAAGTCGCGCGAGTACTCGGTGTCGCGCGAGACCACGGCGTCTGCGATGATCTCGTTGCCTTCGATCGCGATGCTCGTCGTGTGGCCGATGCCAGCGTACTCGTCGTGCGCGTAGCGAATCGGCAACGAACTCGTTGGAATCTCGAGGCCACTGAGATCAACGACAACGGGGAGCGGCCAACCTTCGACCGTCATCGTACCGCCGGTGTACGCGACGATCTGGATTCTTCTTAGCTCTGACGCAGCATCGTCAGTCGGCTGCGCTTCCTCGGTCGCCGGCTGCGACTCTTCGTCTTGCGCAGCGACTTCGTTTTCGCTTTCGTCTTCTTCGTCTTCGAGCTCGTCTTCAGGACCCTGTGCGCGAATCCTCGCCTTCGCTCGAATCCGAAGAAACTTTTTCGTCGTCTTCGGCATCGCTATTACCTCCTTTCTCGAAAAGGAAATCGAGACCGAGTTCGTTCGCGAGCGCGTACTCTTTCGCTCGCTGACGCAACTCCGTCATCCAATCACGGCCCTGCTTCGCGTACTCGTACGCGAACGTCGTCAGTCCGCTCTTAAGGCGCAAACGTTGCGCTTTCGCTTCTTTCTCCGGATCGACGCCTTCAAGCGCAGGCCAGTACCACTCGTGATCCGGTACGTCGCGACCTAGGCCGACTAACGCTGACGCCTCGCTGTCAGCAACGCGCCACTCGCGATAAAACGCTTGCAGTAGCGGTTCGAGCACGATCGCTTCGATCCGTGCACGTTCGACTTCGAGTGCGCGATACCAGTTGCGAAGATCGAGTCGGCCACTCGAAAAGTTCGCGCGCGAAGAGTCGTTCAGCGCAACCACGACGGGAACGTTGAGGCACCTCGCGATCTCGCTCATGAGGTGGTACACAAAATCGCCGTAGGTCGTCGTTGGATGCTGCGCCGTCATCTGCGACAGACGCCACCCCGGTGGCAACACGGTCGCACTGCGCGGTCGAAGATCGACGAATTGCCAGACGAGTTCGCGTGCGAATCGTTCCGCATCGCGCGGAATGTACGCGGCCGAGTCGGTCTGCAAAACAGCCGCGAGATTCGCTGCGGTCTCGGCTGCGGCAGCGGTCGCGAGCGTGAATCGACGTAAGATCGAAAAGAGCGGCAGCGCCGGCGTGATCTCAGGGACACCACGCCACTGGCCCGGTCGTTCGCGATGAAAGTAGTGGATGACGGAGTCCGCCGGTATCGTCTCGTACGAGTAGTCGATGTCTGCAACCGTGATGTCACCGGGATGTCGCCGCAGAACGTGATACGCCGCTGGCATCCCGTAGTCGTCGAAAACGATACCCTCGACCGATTGCATGAGCGCAGAGATCGGACCTTCGCTAATCTGCTCCGGCTCGACGAGTCGAACTGCGAGCTTGACTTTCGTCAGCTGCCGCGGATAGTCGCAGAGGATCGCGAAGGCCTCGCCATCGACGACGACGCAGCGACGCATCGTGCGCAAAATCTCGGGTAGATCGACCGCAGCGCACCACTCGGACCACGCTCGCTCGAAGCAAAGATTCAACTCTTCGTTCGTAGTACGAACCTGAAGAACCGGCCCGGTGCCGATCGTATAGTTCGCGATCGTCGAGACGATACCGTTTGCGTAGCTGTTGTTCGCAACCTCGTAACGCGATCGATTCCGTAGAGTGCGCCGCACACTCGGCGTCAGCGCAGCCGAAGGCGATAGCGCATCCGCCTGGGCCCAGTGCTGCGCATTATCCGGAGTCGTTGCCGCGGCATCGTAACGTGCGCGAAACGAAACGTCCGCTCGCGCTGACAACGCGTTGCCACTCGTACTAAAGACTCGACGCAGCCACCCGATCATCCTAACGCCCCCGGCGCGTTCATCTTTACGACTACCGCTTTCGGTTCCGATGCCTGACGCACGAACTCGAGTAGCTCGCTCACGTCGCGATACTGGACTGTCATGCCATCGACAGTCACCGTCTTCGGCTGCCGCGCTTGCTCGACTAACGATTCGATAAGCTGCTGTCGCTGCACGTCGTCGATCATGACATCGCCCTCGCACGATAACGAAGTAATCCTTCGAGTAACCAGTTCGAACTCGAATCCGAAGTCGAAGACGTACTCGACTCGAGCGAATCGAAAATCTCGCGCGCAACGAGCGCGCCCACGAGGCAGTCGAAGTAGTGGTTCTCGCGCGCCGGCAAAAGCGACCACTCGACGCACTGCCGCCAGATCGATTGCGTAGCCACGCCGGTCTCCGACGTAAGATGCTCGATAACGACCGGCGCATCGACTGTACGCGCGATCTCAACCGAAGACGACGCGAAGAGATTCGCAACACTCGTCTTCGCACGGTTCGTGTCGATCAGCACGCTCGTCGTGGCGCGGTCCGGATCGCGCGTCATGCGCCACGCGTTGCCCGTTACGTCGCCCGGCTTCGTGAGCTCAACGACCGACGACTTCGACCGCGCACCGACGTAACGACCGTAAGCTGGATAGACGCGATCGTGTATCGCGGCCACCGACGATACGATGTCACTGCGATAGCCGGCATCTACGAGCACGAAGCTACTCGGATAACGAGCGCGAAGCTGCGCGAGTAAATCGTGTAAACCTCGCTCGATCGACTGCGGCGCCGCGATGCGATAAAAGCCTTCGAGTGATAGCGCCGGCCGCGTTGCCGAGTAGTAATTCGCATGCTGCTCGGGCCATGTCGAAAACGCCACACGCACACGATCGTTCTCGCGCGCAACGACCGCGTAGTAGAGAATCCGCTCCTGCACGTCGACGTAAATCCCGACTCGCTCCGACGGCGCAATCGAGAAGTCGCCGAACGCGGACGCAACCGACTCTGGCGCAATCGCGACCGAATCGTCCGCAACGACGTTCGCTGCAGGTTCGTTCTGGTACTCCGAGTAGAACGCGTTGCGATCCTGGAAATAAAGATGCATCGCGTGTTGGATCGCCGACACTTCGATGCGCGGATCGTAACACGCTTCCCAGAACGGCACCGCGCCGGCATCGAGCTGCGTACGATGCGCGAGGTAGTAGTCGTTGATTCGCTGGTGGTCGCGCACGCGGATCGCTTCGCGATACACGCGTTCGTACTCCGACCACGCCGCCATATCGGTCGGCATCGAACGAAGTAAACCGATCCGCTCGCCGCTCCACTCGGGTAACGACAGCAGCTGGTCACTAAGGTCGCCGCGGCGAATGACCGTGCACGTGCAAAGCACCGCGGCCTTGTGATCGTGGGCCATCGTGCCGAGAATGTCTGATTGGATTAGTGCACGTCGATACTCGCACTGCCGTGGCGACATAGCGCTGTCGCGAGTCTGCGGGTCATCGATTAGGATGAGCTGAGGTCGCACAAGTCGGCCATCAGGTAACGCGTGTTGCAGACCGCGCAGCGAACCGCCACGGAGCGGCACCGACTGAATGAGCGCGCCCGAACACTTCGAACCGTCGATCGACGCGAGTACGATCCGATCGAACGTAAGTCGAAGATGCGTCGGCTTGCCGTCGAAAAGCTGAAAGCGCATGCGCTGAAGACTGCCGTCGGCGCGTAAGATCGGATAACACGCCTCGGGATAATCCTCGATGAGCTCGCGCGCCGTCGTGAGCCAGAGAATAAGATTCTGGATCGTCTGCCGCGCGCGCTGGCCATTCGCTGTCACTACAAGCACATACTTCGCGTGGCCATGCAGCACCGCCCACAACGCGGTCGCGAGCGAAAGCGAAGTCTTGCCGCTTCCGCGTGGCATCGCGTACGCGAAGCAACCGCCACGAAGAACGACCTCTTCGAACTTCCGAGCGATCGATCGATGCGCGTCCGAAAACGGCAGCGAAAAGACCGACGGTAGATACGTGCGACACCACTCGAGAATCGATCGACTCGCTCGCGCACGCCGACGTGGATGCGCAACCTCAGGTAGCGGTCCGATCTCGCGAGCGCGCAAAATGACACGTCGCCGACGTAAAGCTTCGTCGGCGACCACATGCGCGTACTCTTCGATCGTCCTAGCCGCCATCGCTCTTAGTCTCTCCTAAGTCGCGCACCGGCATCGCAATCGGCTTCAGATCGTCCGAGTAGTGCGCCGGATGTGTCAGCATCGAACGAATAACTCGCGGTGACGCGCCCCACACGTCGCCGACACCGTTTAGTCGAGTCGTGCAACAGACTGGTGACAAGAGCTCGCCAGTCGCTGTCGCAATAATCCCACCGCCGCTATCGCCCTGCGAAACCGATAAGCGATAACGAACCTGAAGGTCGGCGTTCTCTTTCGCGACCACGTAACCGTCCTCGCGATTGCCCGGAATATGAACGCCGTAGCCGCAGTGGAAGACCTTATCGCCGACTCCGTACGACTCCGCAACGCGCAGCCACGGGAGTCGATCGTGACGATCATCCGTCAGTAAGATCGAGCAGTCGGACTTGCGATTGATCGCGATCACGCGCGCGCCGAACGAAATACCGTTACGAAGAACGACCGTTACCTCCTCGCCGACGCGGCGATGGCAGTGCGCGGCGCTGACAAGATACCAGCGACCATCGTCACGCTTCGGACCTACGATCGTCGCACTGCAGTAGCCGCCAGTCATAATAATCTTCGCGACCGCATCGCACGGATTCGCTGCCGGCTTGTCGTCGTCCGGCCGCGGTGACTTTTCTTTGTCACCGCGCTTCTCGTCTTGCGGCGGTACGCGCACGCAACCGAAGTGAACCGCGGTGCCACCGCCGATAACCGTAAGTAGCGCGGTCAGTACCGCAACGAGAATCGATCGCCACGGCTCGGGAATCGAAATGCGCATCGATTCGCTCCTTCGTTCGACAAACTACTCGATTTTCGAAGCCGCTCGCCG